CAATATTCTTTAGTTATATTTTGACACAACGAAATAAAATCGCCACCTTTTAAAGAATATAAGTCTAATTCATTGTCGTGAACAAACCCAAACTTAACTAACCATTCTTCTGTTATTAGTATTGGTTGCATATCATCAAATCCTAAATCTTTTCCATTAAATTGCTCTGCTAATAGTTCATAGGTAAGTTCATAAATTGCTTCATCCGATTTTGATATAAAGTAATTTCCTATTTTTAATTCAGTTGCTTTCATAGTTTTATATTTTTACAAATATAGAAAAATTTACACAAAATCACATTTTCTTATACTTATTTATGATGTTTGTAATCACAAAGAATACTAATACTAATTTGATCTGCACATTGCAGGAGAAAGTGACTATAACAAGTCCTTACTATTTGTTTGTGTTTACTAATGATGTAACCGATGTAAGTGTTACTTTCTTACAGTCAAACATCAGTACTCACCAGGAGAGATACGATGAGTTCATACTAACAGAGACAAGCGGAACAATAAACTACTCAAGTGGAACAATTGAATTGTTACCATTAGGCAGTTGGACTTATAAGATATACGAACAAGCATCAAGCACCAATCTGATTGAAGCTAATGCAGGTAATTTATTAGAGATAGGAATGGCTAAGGTAATCGGAACAAACGAATCTTATAGCACCTATAATGGTCAGGATATAACATATAAAGTACATGAGCGAAACCAGTAACGTATTATACATAAAGTTTGAGAATCATAAAGTTCCCGAATTTAAAGAGGTAAAAAATAAGGAGTACATTTACTTCGGTGAGGATAATAACTATCCCGATTACCTTATAGAGTTATATCTCAGATGTGCGAAACACAATGCTATTATCAATGGTAAGACTAACTATATCTATGGTGGTGGTTTGGTAACTGATGATAAGACATCGACAATTACTCAGAAAGCAATTACTCAGAAGTTTATTAGTAAGCTCAAACCTTTCCTCAATGATATGATTAAGGATTTTGAGTTATTTAATTCGATTGCAATCGAAATAATTTATGATAAATTGGGGAATGAAATCGCAGATTTCGCATATATGCCAATCAGTAAGATAAGAACCAATGCAGATGAATCTGTTTACTTCTATTCAAACGATTGGAAACAATCCAAACAGACAGAAGAAAAAACGGGATTTAAAGAGTTAGCACCATTCGATTATGAGAACAAAGTAAAGGGTAGTCAGTTGTTTGTGTTTAAGCTGAAGTCACCTAAGAATGGAGTTGATAAGAACGTATATGGTATACCGAATTATATCGGAGCAACATCTGCAATAGAGACAGACATTGAGATATCTAACTTCCATTTGAATAACATCAAATCGGGATTTAGTATGGGGCAGATTATCTCTTTTAATAATGGAGTTCCTCCAACAGAAGAAGCAAAGAAGCAGATTGAAAGACAGATAAAGCAGAAAGCTACCGGAACAGATAAAGCAGGTGGGTTAGTGATTACGTTCAATGCATCTGCTGACAATGCACCTACAATACAGTCATTTACTCCGAATGATTTAGATAAGCAGTTTATTGAGATAGGTAAACGAGTTGATCAGGAGATATTTACATCGCATAACATAGTTAGTCCAGTATTATTCGGAGTAGCAACAGAGGGATCATTAGGGCAAAGGAATGAGATGTTAGATGCGTATGAGTTGTTTCAATCAACATACATCAGTATTAGACAAAGTATCTTAGAGGATATTATCAATCAGTTCTCTTCATTCTTTGGAATTGCTAACTATATCTACTTTAAGAAATCAACACCAATAAAATCATTACTACCTGATAGCATTATTCAGAAGGTATATGATGCTTATCCAGTTGAGCAGATCATCGATATGATGGGATTACCTCAGATTGATAATAGTTATAAAGTAGGATTATCTGCTGAAAAAAAAAAGTGTGAACATCAGTGGTTCGATAACATCGGAATAAAGGCATCTGATTGTACCATCTTATACGAAAGAGATTATGAAGGGCAGAGCGATGAGGATTGTATTGAGACATTTAAGAAAGAGAAATTTGCTGAAGAATTACTGACTAATGAGAAAGCTATTATAGACCTTTTAAGCAAGGATGTATTAACACCAAGTGAAAGTATAGCAAAGGTATTAAAGATTAGCACAGCAGAAGTAAATGACATCATTACATCATTAGTTGAGCGGGGTTATTTAAGTTCGGGAAGTGAACCAACAAAGAAGGGCGAGAAAGCAAGTGAAGATTCAAAGACTGACAATATCGAAGTTAAGTATCGTTATGGATGGAGAGCAGGATTCGATGCAACAGACAAAAAGAATAGCAGAGAGTTTTGTGTTGATTTATTAAACAAAGATAAGTTATACTCACGATCAGAGATTGAAACATTAAACAATGAGCAAGGATTAGATGTGTGGGAATCAAGAGGTGGATGGTGGAATAAAGGCGGTGTAAGTGTTCCATTTTGTAGACACATATGGAAACAAATAGTAATAAAAACAAATTAAAATGGCAGAAATATTATTCATATCAGAGCAGTATATTAAAGATACATCCTATATCGATGAGAATGTAGACATCAAGTTATTGCGTTCAAGTATCTTAGAGACACAGGATATCCGTATCTTATCTATATTAGGCACAGCTTTATACAATGACTTAAAGAGTAAGATCTCTAACAATACAGTAAATTCAACTACTGGTTATAAGACCTTATTAGATACCTATGTATCACCTGCTTTAAAGTATTGGGTATTACATGATGGAGCGTATATCTTACAGTATAAGATAATGAACAAAGGAGTAGTTACTCGCAGTTCTGAGAATGCTGAGACAATCGGAGTAGCTGAGTTAGATAGATTAATGGCATTCTTTAAGGATAGAGCAGAGTTCTATTCTGATCGTATTACCAGGTTCTTATTAGAAAACGATACTACCTATCCATTATACAATGATGCAGGGAATGGTATCGATACAGTTCAACCAGTGGTAAATAATTTTACTCAAGGGTGGTATTTAGGGGATGGTGTAAATACTTATGGATTAGATATTGATTATGGTAAACTTAATAACTGTTAGATGAAACGAGACATATCTAAAAAAGTAGAACAAAAAGTTAAGGACTATTTTATAAAGAAAAAGAATGACATTAAATCAGATAGTTCAGCAGCTTCAAGAAATAGCAAATAATCACCTCCAGGTTAATACATGGGGATTCGGTGACATTTGGGAAATAGCTGCAAGTGGTGACATTCAGTATCCATTAAATTGGGTAACATTAGAAAGTGTTGATGTAAGTACTTCTGCAAAGACTGAGACTTATAAGTTCTCTTTGTTGTTTATGGATGCTGTTAAGAATGGCGAAATAAACGAGACAGAAGTACTATCGGATCAGTTGAGTATTGCAAAGGATTTCTTAGCACAATTGAAGCATCCTTCATACGATTGGAACTTCCAGGATAACGTAAGTACATTAGAGGACTTCACAGAGAGATTCGTGGATAGTGTATCGGGATGGAAGATGAATATAGCTTTTGTACTGCCATTTACGAGTGATCGCTGTGCAATGCCATATGTGGGTAATGTATCATCAAGTTCTATCTGTCCAGTTGTAACGATATACAGTTCAACCGGAACAATTATAACAACAGTAGCAGCAGGAGGAAGTTATACAACAACAGCAGGAAGCTGCTCAGGAACATATAATATCTATGTAAATGGAGTATTGAATCAGAGTGGATCATCGACAAATTTTGCAACAGAAACATTTAATATAACTGCATAATGGCATTAACAATAAATCTAACAGGAATAGAACCTGCATTTTCAAAGAATACAGCTTTTAATAAAAACTTTGGAACATCTTCCGGTGATATTTTATTATTAGGTAGTACAAGTGTAGCGAGTAAAGTATTAGTAACAGATTCTAATAATAAGGTAAAAACAAGTTCTACAACGGAAACGCAACTTAGTTATTTAGATGCTACAAGTTCTATACAGACGCAGTTAGGAGATAAAGTTCCTTACACTGGTGCAGCATCGGATGTTAATTTAGGTGAGTTCGGCATTCAGTTAGGTAACTTAGAATTTGATACTACACCGACAAATGTACCAACAGCAGCAGGTAGTTTGAATTGGAATGATACGGATGGAACTTTAGATTTAAAGTTAAAGGGTGGGAATGTAACTTTACAAATCGGTCAGGAGCAATTGGTAAGGGTAGTCAATAAGAC